TTTGGTTCTTTTAATAATTCTAAATCTTTAGGCATATTATTTTCTCTTTATCAAATCTGTTGCTTTAAGTCCATAGACGCTGGCGATCACTCCAACAAAAATCGTTTGATACCAAAATGGAAGATCTGAGAAATATTTGAAAAACAATTTCATCTTGTCCATTGCTGTCGGATCGTTCGACCAGACTGCCCAAGCCAACATAACGATGGGCGCGGACAATAAAAGCAAAATGAATTCGTCCTTCCAGTCCGATTGCCTAGCTTCTAGTAATTTACCTTGATATTCAGCTTCACCTTTAGCCATTGCTTCGGCATGACGTTTCTGTGCATCAGACATTAACATTTTTGTTTGTTGCCTGTTTTTATAAATGTGTGAGCCTGCTTGAACGGCTAATTTAATAGCACTCAACCACATTAAAATAATTTAGCTTTTCTTTTTTTCTCAGATAAGATGTTTCCTTGTCCTTGAACATCAAATTCTTGCGTTTCAGCAGGATTTGTAGTCTCAACATCGATGCCACCTTTTTTGTAGCCATCTTTGTCCGTGAACATAGCAAAATCTACATCTTTTTTATTTTCTTTTACCATTTTTTGCTCCTTTTTTTGACACTCCCGCTTCTGAAAGCGCGATTGCAATTGCTTGTTTTCTGTTTTTAACAGGTTTTTTGGATTTTCCAATCTTCAAATCACCTTTTTTGTATTCTTTCATTACTTTTCTTACTTTTTTCTCTGATTTTTTCATAATTAACCTCTTTTTATGGTTACGTTAGGCATTCCACCCATCATATCTTTAGCACTTGGAACGGTTTTTGATAAAATCGTCTTTTCAAGCGATGTATCCGCTCTTAATTTAGCTAATTCTTCGTTTTGTTTTAGTTTTTCTTCTTGAGTTTGTTGGTTCATCATTGTTTTCATACGATCAAGATTTAATCTGTTCTCGTCTTCTTGTTTTTTACGTTCATTTTCTTGTGCTCTAAGATCAAGTTCTCTTGCTCTTAGTTTTGCAATTGGATCATTATCAAATTGAGAAGTAATTGATTTTTCTTCTGATAAAAATTCTTCCATAGATTCAGCAATCAGTTGTGCTTTTCTTGCTTCAATTTTTTGATTCATCATTTGTGCTTGCATTTGCATTTGTTGAGCCATTTGTGGATTCTGTTGCATTTGTTGTTGCATCATTGCAAGTTGTTGCATCTCATCTCTAAACTCTAATTCAACTTGTTCTTGAGCCATAAGTGAAATGTGTTCAAAAATATTTTTTTCTAACGCTGCCATAACCACCGGTGCATTTCTTGCCATATTCGTTGCCATAAAACTAAAGTGAGCTTGAATATGAGATTTATGGTCTTGACCTGGAAAGGCTTGGAACGGTTTCCCTGCGAGAGCATCAATATGCTCTAACGCAGGGTCCTTCGGTTGTGGGGGTTGTGGACGAACTAATATTGTGTCAACGTCTTTAACACCAATGGCTTCATACATGTTTCTAAATGCTTGATACATGTTGTGCATTTGTGGATTAGACATTGCCAATTGCAGTTCCGTTTGCGCAAGGGAGATACGCTGTGTCTGTGAAAAGATATTGGGATCTGCAACTGGCAGGATATCTACTCTGTCATCAAAGTCTGATTGTTTAATCATTCTTTGGCCGCCAACAACATCGTAAGGATATTGTGGGGGTAGATAAAGTTTGAAAACTCGTGATAATAATTTGAATTCATTTTTTAATGCTGCATAAATTCTTTTATGAATTGCAGACATAGTTCTGCTTCCTCTTTCTAGCAAGGCGACTGTCGTTCCCACCGCAGCTTGCTGATTCCCGTCACCCACTTGCATGTCAGCTATAGATGCGAAACGCTGACCCGCTTGTACAACGACACCCATTAATTGTAATAAGGTTCCAGATGGCTCTCTAAATGGAAGCATCATAAATGCATCTCTAATATTTCCACCCGGAGCGTCTACGTCTCTAAACTCTCCTGGTTGTATTGACTGAGCGTCATCTCGTATCCTAATTCCTCGTTGTTTAAATCCAGCTGGTAAGTTTGCTAAAGTTCCAGCGTCAAGTAGTTGTCGTAAAGCAGATGTAGCAGTTCTTGATAAACCACCAATCATGTGAATCAAACCAAAACCATAAAACCCTAGTCCTGGTAAAAATTTAAAATGAACAAAATAAGATATTTTTTTCTTTAATGGATCTTGTGGATCATAATTTCTTCTAATTGATAATACTTCTCTAGAATTTTCTTCTAGGGTTACAATGTAAGGTATTTTAATTCCTGTCGGTTCATCTGTTTGTGGATTGACATCTTCAAAACCTTCTAAATCTAAATTGACGTGACACTCGAGTAATGTAAATACATCTTCTTCTTTTCCTGATTTACTTCTTCCTTCAAGATCCATTTCTTTTTTCTCAAGGTCAGATAAATTGTCTTGTCCTGGTTTTAATTCTATGTCTCTATAGAAACCCATGATTTGTTGTTTTCGTAATTCATTCTCAGACATTTTAATTTTGTGAATAATTGATTCTGCATCATCAAGTGATGTTGCTGTGTAAGGAACAACTAAATCTTCTGCAGGAACAAATTTAGAAACCGCTCTTTGTAATAAATCATCGTAGTAAACTTTTTTAAAAGCAGATCCTGCAAGAGGTAAATAAAATAACATTTGATCAAACTCAGGTTCATATTCTTTCATTTGATCCATGATTTGATAATTCATAAAATCTTTTACACGGTTAGCTTGTTGTGTTTTTTCTGGAGTTTGTAATCCAACCACTTGAGTTCTTACGGGTCCGTTTGCAGGTAATAATTCTTTGTACGCCAAAGCTTGAAATTGAGTTGCAGCTTCTGCAAGAACAGGGTGAGTTGCACCTGACGCACCTGAAAAAGGTTCAGTTCTATTTTCATATTTGAACCCTAACAAGTCTAATCCTTGAGTGTAAGTTTTTTCCCAATCTTTTCTAGAATTTTTGTAATCTTGATAATTAGAAAATAATTGTGAACCCATCATGTTCAATTCACTATCTTCTACGAAGTCTGCTAAGTTAGCATTAAAATCTGTTGCCTGAGATTGCATCATTGCCGATGGGTCAAAATTAATTTCAGCACCACCGTCTTCGGTTTCCATGATGTCAATTTCACCTTCAGGAGTTTCAACTTGTTCTTTAAGTTGTTCTTCCATTTCGATCGCTAGATCTTCTGTAGTTTCCTCAGGTTGTTCTTTTATATTTGGTAATGTCTTGTCGACTGCCATTCGTATTCTCCGTTCGCACTGTTTTAACAGTATTATAGTTAATATTCAAGCCTTGAGGCTGAGGTCCTCGTTTAGGAGGTATGGTTGTTGTAAGCTTTTTATTCATCGATATCCTGATCTTTTGCATAAGAATAATCATATTCACCACGTCGATTTACGACATCTTCTACAGGGTCTGATTCAACATTGCTTTTTTTCTTTAATAATTCAGCCTCTGCTTTTTTATTTGTTTTACCTGTCGCAAATTCTTCGACTTTATGCCAGTTGCTTACTGAGTCTTCTAAATTAAACTCATTTGATACTAATTCTAAATTAACTTCATTAGAAAAATTTGGAAGATTTTCTGCTCTGTCTTCTATAACAAAAAACTCACCTTCGTCCATCATAGGTGTTCCATCATCATTAATACCGTCGATTTTATTAGGTCTCATGTATAATGAAAACTCGCCATCGTTTGCACCTAAACCTGGTGAATCAATATCAACTCTAATTTCTCCAGTGTCTGGATTTTCATATAAAAAATATTTATCTGTTAGAGTTCCGTCTGATCCTTCGGTTGGCACTTCTAATTTTTTAACGGTTTCTCTTCCTGATACTGTTTTCATGGTCTCACCTGCATCGACACCTTCCCTAAAAACTTTATCAACTAACGGTGCAAACCAATCAGGTGTTCCTGTAGGTGCATCTTTGATTACTTTTTTAGCAACTTTTGAAGTAACTTTTTTTCCTGTACTACCAAACGATCCTACTTTTAAAGAAGCAACAACTGCTGCTAACATTCCGAGAAAACCTCTTCTTCCTATCTTAGGTCCATTTGCAAAACCTTTTCTTTGAACAATGCCTCCTTTTTCATAACCTTGAATTGCATAAGGATCATATTTAAAAGTTTCTTGAAGAGATGATTCAGCTTTACCTGATCCTGCAACATCTCCGATTATATCTTCCATAAAACCAAAACCCGCTCTGTTTTCAAGAACATCTGCTGTACGTTTTTGTTGGAGCTCTGCTTTAATTTGTTCGCGTGATTTTGTTGGAAAAAATTCATCACCCACAAACTCGGTGTCTCCAAGTATGTAAGGTTGTTCACCCATGGCACCATATCCTGAAGTTCCTGTCTTACCAAGATAACTGCTTTGAATTTTATCCGCGCTTTTTGATACGTAATTTTCAAGACCTTTTTTCAAAAATAAAACATCGTCTCTTTTAATTTGATTTTCAGGACGTCCAAAATCTTCGGATGTTTGTTGAATTTGTTTATCTATTTCAGCAATCTTATCATTCGTCATACCCACGTATCCCGTGCCTTCATCTATAAGAAGATTTTCATAATCAAGAGTACGTTGTCTTTTTCCAAATAGATCAGATAATGTATTTGCTCTATCAAATTGTTTAACAAGTTTTTCTGCTCCTGCTAATTCAGCACCTTCTAAACCTGAACCGTAAACTATTTTTTTTAAATTTTCTTCACTGAAATCTTCAAAACCAAATGCATTTAAAGCAAGGTTAATTAGAGGAGCTCTTGATACCACTCTTCTCCAATCTTCTCCTTCAACTGCGCCTTCAATAGGTCCTAAACCTTCAAGTGCAGAAGTTAATGCAATTTCACCAACACCGGTTCCAATTAAAATAGCTTGTAATCCTCGCAATGCACCTTTACCATATTTCGCAGTCTTAGCGAGGTTTGTTAACTCAGATAATTTATTGATAGCTTTTCCGCTTTTTGCTTTATCACTTACGTTTGTTGCATCACCTATTGTCTCGTTAAGATTTCTAGCGATACATGTGTTATAATCTTCTCCCGGAACTCTTCCTCCTGTAGATTTTTTTACTCTGCAAACACCACCAAATGCTGATTCTGCCAGTTGAAATAGTTGTGGGTTTTGTTTGAAATTATTTTGTAAGGCTTTCGTAATATCAGCACTTGTTTTAAACACTTTTGCTTTAGATGAAAAATTTAATTTACCATCTACTTGTTTAATACTTACATTACCTAAATAATTATTATATCGCTTATTAAAACTATCTTTTACCGCGTTCATTTTTTTTATTATTTTTGGCTTGTCTTTATCAGGTGTTGCTTCGTATACTCTTATTAATCTATTGATTTTAGAATCAAACTGTGTTCGTTTAATATTTTGATTAAAATCTTCTCCTACTGGATTTACTTTTGCAAATTCAATTTCATCTGCGTAACCTAACTCGACAACAGATTGAGGAATTTCATGATCAAAGTTTATGTTTTCAGCTATGTTTAAAGTTTCTTTTGCACCATCATATTTTTTAGCTTGAATCTGTGTAATGGCTTTAGAGGCAAGATCAAACTGTTTTCTATATTTAGGATCTACTTTGTCTTTTAAATAATTTAAAAGATTTGGAGTTCCTCTAATAGGTTGTTTTATAAATTTTAAATTTTCAACAAT